GAAAGGTTTATATCAGCCGTTCCCGGCTGGCCTGTTATAAAAACGGCGATATGACCGGGAAACCGGAAAGCGCCATTGCCTATGCGTGGTATGTGTGGGAAAAGGGCTTCACCGGTGATCCGGTGATTAAATGGTTCAACTGAAAGGATGGTGCTGAATGGCCCACGAATATTCCAAGTTCAAGAACAAAAACATTCCCTATGCCAAGGTTGGGCGGCGGGTGTTCAATAGCCTGTTTGATGCAGAAACCTTTTGCACCGAACACGGCCTTGATGTCAATTCAGCTATTGAATATCGGGATGATCCTGAATTGAAAAATAACATTCAAACAATCGCTCAATACCAGAAGGCCATTCTTCAGGAATGTTTAGACCGGCTGAAGGCCCGTGCTGAAGCCTTGGTTCAAGAAATCAATCGGTGTAATGCTGATTTGGAAAAGTGCCACCCGCTGGATCGTGGTTTCTTAACGGATCGGCGGAATGAAGCCATTGCAAAGCATACGGGTACGATGGAAGCCCGTGAGATTGTGGCCGGATTGAAAAATAATTTAGAAAGGTTGACTGGTTGGCATGATTAAAGACAGCGGTGAACGCACCGAGTTTGGAACCGGCGCTGTTCGTGATATGCACAGCGGCAAAGGCCGCATGGATTTACTTCCTTGGGAAGCCTTGATAGAGGTTTCCAAGCATTGTGAAGAAGGGGCCTTGAAGTATGGTGAACGGAATTGTGAAAAGGGTATTCCCATTCACAGCCTGATTGATTCGGCCTTCCGCCACCTTGCCAAGTACATGATGGGCATGAAGGATGAACCCCACCTTCGGGCGGCGGCTTGGAACATCCTGTTTGCCCTTTACATGGAAATCAAACACCCGGAACTTCAGGACATACCAACCCGGATCGACAAAAGTGAAAATCCATCGGTTCCAAAACTGAAACGGAATTTGGAACCGTGCCGCCGTTGTAAGCACCGTGACAAGTTCGGGGATGAACCCCCTTGTGATGAATGTGTTCATAAAAACAATGGGGTTGAAGATAGATTTTACCCCTTTGACTGTGTGGAGGATGAAGAAGAATGAAAATTATCAAGCCTGATGTGCAGTTCATCACCCCGATTGATGGGGCCACTATTCTGAAGCGGCTGGAACAATGTGGCCGTGTCTGCTACAAGTCCGAGGACAAAATCACGGAAGGTTCCGCTGAAAAGTTCGTTGCCGGGATCATCAAGCGTGGGCATGAAGCGGTTTTGGAACATTGTTCCTTCACGGTGAAGTTCATTTGTGATCGTGGGGTTTCTCATGAGATCGTCCGCCACCGGATGGCTTCTTACTGTCAGGAATCCACCCGCTATTGCAACTACGGCAAGGGCAAGTTCGGTGAGGAAATCACGGTGATTGAACCTTGCTTCTGGCCTGAAGGTTCTGATTTGTATTGGGCATGGAAAAACGCTTGTCTGATCTCTGAACAATGCTATTTTTCTTTGTTGAAATCAGGAGCCACCCCGCAAGAAGCCCGTTCCGTTCTGCCCAACAGCCTGAAAACGGAAGTGGTCATGACGGCCAACATTCGTGAATGGCGGCATTTCCTGAAGTTGCGCTGTTCACCCGCCGCACATCCGCAGATGCGGGAAGTGGCCCTGATCCTGTTGGACAAGGTTCATTGGCTGATTCCGGTGTGCTTCGATGATATTTGGAGTGAATACCATGCCGATGTTTAAGAAGTCCGGTGGTAAAATCTTCGCCGTTCAGTTCAACAAAGCTGAAGAACGGGCCTTGGATCAGGAAATCAAGAAACAGATTGTGGAAAATGATCGGGCCTTTGACATGGACAAAGAATCATCCATCCTGTGGATGCTTCACACCCAATTTGGCTTTGGCCCAAAGCGTCTGAAGCTGGCGTGGAAGCTGTTCTATGCCGAAACCTTGAAGCTACGGGAACATTACCTGATGGAACAAGCCGATGATGGGTGGTTGGCCCGTAAAAAGCTGAAGGACATTGGGTGTGACATTGAAGAATGGTACAGAGAAGAAGGAGGGAAAACCGATGCCTAAACCTTGGGAAAATGCTGAAGGGTATCATGATCCGACAGCCTACCACGGCACAAAGAACATCATCCGTGACGAGGATGAACAGCAGAAGCGGGTGAACACCCTGATCTTCGTCCTGAAGTACATCACCCGTTTGGCGGGGTTTGAACTTCTGAACCGTATTGAAATCAAAGACCGTAAGACCGGGAGGGAATACAAATGATCAATAAGCCTTGCCCTTTCTGTGGCGGGGAACCCTTTTTCATGGATAATGATGGGTGGTATTGGGTTCGTTGCAGAAAATGTGGGGTTGAAACACCCGGATCAGATATAAAAGAAATAGCGGAAAATCAATGGAATAGGCGGGTGAAACACCGATGAAGAAAATGCTGGTGGTGCTGACCCTTGTGCTGTTGCTTATGGCCGTGGCCGAGTATTTCAGCATTGATCCCGTTTGGTTCCTGATTGTCTGGTATCTTTCAGACAATATTTCCGCCTGAACAGGTGCTTCTTCAGTAGGGGTTGGAACAGCGTGTGGAACAGGTATGGAATAGATGTTTTTTCTATATCTGTTCCGCACGAAAACCCTTGATTTTCAAGACTTTTTCAGTTGTTTTCAGAGAACGGAACAGATGGAACAGATATAAATATACTTTCTTCTTATAAAGAAAAAAATATAAGAAATGTGTATATAAGAAACTGCCCGTTTTATCTGTTCCATGCGTTCCAAACCCTTGAAACCCTTTGATTTTTCGGCATTTATCCACGGTACAGATGCAATGAAAACGGAACAGACTACCACAGAAAGGATGTGTTACATAGTGAATGACAAAGACCTTTCCCAACAGGCCAAAGAATACTTTGCCCAAATCAGGAAAACGGATCGTTTGATCAATCGGCTTGATAGCACCATTGCAACCTTGCGTTCCAGCTTGACTTCTACCGGAAGCCAACTGAAGCAGGACAAGGTTCAGACTTCAGGCCCCCAAAATACCCTTGAAGAAACCATCACCAAGATCATTGATCTTGAAGCTGATATTAACCGGCGCATTGATGAACTTGTGAGTATGAAACAGGAAGCGTTCACCATGATCAACCGGATTCCTGACCTTGATCAGCAAAACATTCTGATCGGGCGCTATATTCAGTTGAAAAAATGGGAAGATATTTCTGAAGAACTGAACTATTCCATGCAATGGGTTTTTGAACTTCACGGAAAGGGTTTGCTTGCTTTTGCCAAAGCGAACAGCGATTTTCTAAACAACCGAGAAAACCAGAGTGCCACCGCTTCTAAACAGAGTAAAGAATCGGTAGAATAATAAATAAGAAATTGCGCCTACGGGAAACCGGGGCGCTTTTTCCATGCCTGATGAAAGGGGTGATCTGTGATGGCGAAAGGCAAATATGAACAATGGCTGACCGAAGAAGGTTTGCTTCAGCTTGAAGCGTGGGCAAGAAACGGCCTGACGGATGAACAGATTGCCGCTAATATCGGTTGTGCGTGTTCTACCCTTTATGACTGGAAGGGTAAATATTCGGAGATTTCGGAGGCCCTAAAAAGGGGTAAAGACATTGTTGACATTCAGGTTGAAAATGCTTTGCTGAAAAGGGCCTTGGGATATACTTACATCGAAACTACCCAAGAACGGGTTGACGATTATGACCCACACACCGGCTTGAAAACTGGTTCCCACATGGAAGTGACAAAGACTGTGACCAAGGAAGTTCAGCCTGACACCACGGCCCAAATCTTCTGGTTGAAGAACCGGAAGCCTGACACTTGGAGAGATAAGCGGGATGTTGGTATTGAAGGCACCTTGAACACCAACAATCCTTTTGCTGATCTGTCCACCGAGGATTTGAAGAAGTTGATAAACCATGATTGATCCCGTCATTGTACAAGGGGCCAAATGCGAATTGGCAAGGCGTGAGTTCTTCTATTATTGCCAAGTGAAGGCCCCTGACTTTTACAAAGAAGATCGGGCCTTTTTAGTTGACTTCTGTGAACAGCTTCAGGATTTCTATTTTTCTGATAATAAGGTTCTTGTGGTCAACCTTCCGCCCCGGCACGGTAAATCAAGAACCATCGGTTGTTTTGTTGAATGGGTTTTGGGCAAGAATCAGGCCGAAAAAATCATGACCGGTTCTTACAACGAAACACTTTCCACCACCTTTTCAAAGGGTGTCAGAAACACCATTTCTGAAGTCAAAGCCGATAAAAACAAAATTGTTTATAGTGACATTTTCCCCGGCGTTGAGATCAAACGGGGTGATGGTGCTATGAATATGTGGAGCCTTACCACAGGTTACAACAACTATTTGGCAACTTCCCCCACAGGTACGGCCACAGGCTTTGGCGCTTCTATCATGATTATTGACGATCTGATCAAATCAGCAATGGAAGCGAACAACGCCAACACCCTTGAACAGCATTGGACATGGTTCACAGATACAATGCTTTCCCGACTGGAAGAAGGCGGGAAAATCATCATCGTTATGACCCGTTGGCATAGCCTTGATCTGGCCGGTAGAATTATTGACCACTACAAGAGCAAAGGCCAACCGGCGAAAACCGTTATTTACAAAGCGGTTCAGGATGATGGTTCTATGCTTTGCCCGGAAATCCTGTCCAAAGAAAGCTATGAAGAAAAAACCCAACTGATGGGCTTGGACATTGCTTCCGCCAACTACCAGCAACAGCCCATTGATATTAAAGGGCGGCTTTATACCAGCTTCAAAACCTATTCCGAACTTCCCAAAGATGCCAATGGGAAGCTGGTGTTCAGTAAAATTCAGAACTACACCGATACAGCAGACACCGGTGATGATTACCTTTGCAGTATCAACTACGGTGTATATAACGGTGAAGCCTATGTTCTGGATGTGCTTTATACCAAGGAAGGCATGGAGATCACCGAACCGGCTACGGCCAAAATGCTTTATGATGGTAAGGTGAATGTGGCTGATATTGAAAGCAATAACGGCGGCAGAGGATTCAGCCGAAATGTTGAACGGGAACTTCGGGAAAGGTATCAATCTACCCGGTGCATTATGCGACCTTTCCACCAATCTGAAAACAAGATTGCCCGTATTCTTTCAAACAGCACATGGATCATGAACCATCTTTATTTCCCGGTGAACTGGAAAGACCGTTGGCCTGACTACTATGAAGCCATGAACCGTTACCAGAAAGAAGGCAAAAACGCCCATGACGATGCGCCGGACGCAACCACCGGTATTGCTGAAAAGGTGGGCGGTGGCCCGGTGTTCAGCTTCGACTAACAACATGATAGTAACAAAATTCCCCGGAAATCGTGTGTTTCCGGGGGATTGCAATTATTAAGCAATGAAGAAAGGCGGTAAGTGAATATGTTTCTGGATAACGCTATGGAGCGTATCAACCGCCTGATCCTTCAGGGTGGGCGAACCGGCATGACTGAAAATCAGTTCTTCGCCGCTGAAATCAAGGAATGGAAGAATAGTCAGCGCCGCAAGGATCAGGTTATGGGTGATCTGTACTATGAAGGACAGCATGACATTCTTCAGCGTCAGCGCACAATAATTGGTGAAAACGGTCAACTTCAGGTGGTGACGAACCTTCCGAACAACCGCCTGATTGATAACCAATATGCCCTGATGGTGGATCAGAAAACCAACTACCTTGTGGGCAAGCCCTTCACCCTGAACTGTCAGGATAAGGGTTACACGGATGCTTTGGGCAAGGTTTTCAACAAACGGTTTTACCGGCTTCTGAAATATGTTTGTGAAGATGCCCTGAACGGTGGCATTGGCTGGCTTTATCCTTACTACAATGAAGCTGGTGAATTGACCTTCAAGCATTTCCCGGCCTATGACATTCTTCCTTTTTGGGCTGACGATGATCACACCATCCTTGATTGTGCGATTCGTTACTACACCCAAGAAGTGTGGAACGGCTACCAGAAGGAAAAGGTGGAGAAGGTGGAAATCTTCAAAGCCGATGGCATTTACCGGTATATCTATCAGAATGATATGCTGATTGCCGATGTGGAAGCCGGTGAACACGAAAACTATTTCATGGTTGAGGAAGAAGGGCAGGAACCCAAGGGCTTCAACTGGACAAGGATTCCGCTGGTTCCCTTCAAGTATAACAAGCAGGAAATCCCCCTGATCCGCCGTGTGAAAACCCTTCAGGATGGAATCAACACCATGATTTCCGACTTTGAAAACAATATGCAAGAGGACGCACGGAACACCATTCTGGTTCTGAAGAACTATGATGGTGAAAATCTTGGTGAGTTCCGCCACAACCTTTCCACCTATGGAGCCGTGAAGGTTCGTGAGGATGGCGGGGTTGAAACCCTTCAGGTTGAAATCAATGCAGAGAACTACAAGGGCATTTTGGAACTTCTGAAGAAGTCCTTGATTGAAAATGCCCGTGGTTACGATGCCAAGGATGATCGTTTGAGTGGCAACCCCAATCAAATGAACATTCAATCCATGTATTCTGACATTGACCTTGACGCAAACGGCATGGAAACCGAGTTCCAAGCGGCCTTTGAAGAACTGTTGTGGTTCATCAATCAGGATTTCAGCAACAGGGGCTTGGGCGATTATGAAGGCGCTGAACTTCAGATCGTGTTCAACCGTGACATTCTAATCAATGAAACGGAATCCATTGAAAACTGTTCCAAGTCCGTTGGTATTCTGTCCACGGAAACCATTGTGGAACAGCACCCGTGGGTTACGGATGTTGAAGTGGAGCTGGCCCGGTTGCGTAAGGAAAAGGATGAAGCAATGGAACAAGCACAGGAATACGCCGGGGCCTTCCAAACCGGCAACCAGAACAAAGGTGACAATGGCGAGGGTGAATAACCCCCGCCGTTTCACAATATATGCCGGGGCAGACCTTGAGTGTGGCGGGGTGCTATTACTCCTACCCGCCAAAGGGTGAAATTCCCTTCCCCGGCCCATCATGGCCCGTTAGTCAAGCGGTTAAGACACCGCCCTTTCACGGCGGTAACGCCGGTTCGATCCCGGCACGGGCTACCATGCTTCCCTGTTGGACTTGGCTGAAAATGCTTGCGGGGCCTTCAGCCCTGATGGGGAAGTCTTATTTGCTGAAGTGGATGGAATAGGCAGACACGGCGGATTCAAAATCCGTTGCCGCAAGGCGTGTGGGTTCAAATCCCACCTTCAGCACCATTTTTCAGGATTGGAGGAACGGCCCATGAGAAATGCGGATTATTGGCGTGGGCGGTTTTCCATCTTGGAGGACAGCGCCCACAGAGAAGCCCAAAAGACTATTCAGGGCATGGAAGAACTGTATCTGGATGCACAGCGTTCCGTTCAGAAGGAAATTGAAAGCTGGTATGCCCGTTTTGCGGTGAACAACCAAATCAGCCTGACCGATGCCCGGAAATGGCTGACCGCTGGACAGCTTGAAGAATTTCATTGGAGCGTTGAACAGTATATCAAGATCGGTGAACAGGCCGGGTTGGATGCGGCATGGCTGAAGAAGCTGGAAAATGCGTCCGCCCGGTTCCACATTTCCCGCCTTGAAGCTGTTCAGACAGGTATTCAGCAACAGCTTGAATTGCTGTATGGCAATCAGGTTGATAGTCTGGATGCCCTGTTGAAGAAGGTTGTGGGCAATGGCTACACCCACACGGCTTTTGAGGTTCAGAAAGGTGTGGGCCTTGGTTGGGATATTACCGGGCTGGATCAGAAGAAACTTGAAACCTTGCTTTCAAAGCCTTGGACAACGGACGGGCGAACCTTTAGTGATCGTATTTGGTTCAAGAAACAAGAATTGGTTGACAGCCTTCAAAAAGAATTGGTTCAGGGCCTTCTTCGTGGTGACAGCCCCCAAAAAATCACGGATGCCATTCAGAAGAAGTTCAAAGTTTCCCGGTACCAGGCCGCACGACTTGTAAATACGGAAACCACCTATTTCAATGCAGTTGCCGCAAAAGAGACCTATAAGGAATTGGGCGTTAAGAATGTGGAGATTTTGGAAACGCTGGATTCCATCACCTGTGCATTTTGTGCAAGTATGGATCGAAAAGTGGTTCCCATGTCGGAGTTTCAACCGGGTGTTACCGTTCCCCCGTTTCATCCACATTGCCGAGGAACTACGGTTCCCGCCATTGATGAAAAATATATGGGTGAAAGAGCCGCAAGGGATCAGGATGGAAAAGTTTACTATGTCCCCGGTAATATGAGTTATTCCGAATGGAAGAAAACTTTTGTGGACAACGGTTCCAAAGATGGGTTGACCCTTGCAACCATCGGGAGTATAATTAAAAATACAGTTTCGATGGTAAAAAGCGAGGGTTCCAATGTGCAGACGGTAGGCCGTATTGATATAGAAAAATACCGTTGCATTACGGACGAGATCGCCACCGATGAAGTGATTATCACCCCGGAACGGATTCAGCATATTGAAGAACGCCACCCCGGAGATTACGAACAGTTCGTTAAGTATGTTGCGGATATTCTGGAAAACCCGGATTACATCTTGGAAGCAAACAAGCCTAATACCGGTGTGATTCTGAAAGAAATTGAAGAAAATGGCGAAAAGTTCAAAGTGATTCTACGGGTAAAGGTAGAGAGTGACCCCGCTGAATATCGAAACTCCATCTTGTCCTTCTGGCAAATTGGTGAAACCACATGGAAGAAGAATGTGAAGAACAAGAAAATCCTTTACAAGCGGGAATAATACTGCTATACTTTAGATAGGATAAGAACGGGCTTTGAGGTGGAAAAAGCGTTCCCATACGCCACACGCCTTTTGGTAGTGGGCAAAAGAGATGCCGGGAGTGACGCTCCGGCCAAAGTCCAATCTTCAAGGGAACAGGTGAAAACCTGTTCCCTTCTTCTATGTGCTGAAAAAAATTGAAAAACCCTCTTGACTTTTTGAGTTCCAATTATTATAATAAGTTTGTGGAACTCAAAAAGTGAGGTGATACGATGTCTCCACGAACCGGAAGGCCGAAAGCGAACAATCCCAAAAGGAATGATGTGAAAGTTCGATTGGACGATGAAGCAACAAAACGCCTTGATGAATATTGCGCCAAGCATGATATTACACGGGCAGAAGCTATTCGGCAAGGGATTGATTTACTTTTGGCACAAGAAAAGTGAAACAGCCGCTCCACCCTGAACAAGTAAGCGACTGTTTCTAAAACCAGAGGTTTCCCAACTGGATAAATCCATTCTATCACAGTTGGGAACTTCTATCAAGTGAAAATTGATGGAGGTTTAACATGGAAAAATTGATCAAGAGCATTGAAGGCGTACACCCCGGTAAGTATGACCTTCGCAGGAATGAACTGGATGAACTCTATGACGCATATCATCACGACACTTTCAAGCTGATTGCCGTGGTGTTCAAGCTGGGCTTTGCCCGTGGACAGAAGGCGGTGAAGAAGGCATGAATGAACTTCAGGTATTCACCAACCCCGAATTTGGACAGGTGCGAACCGTGACCATTGAGGAAGAACCGTGGTTCGTGGGCAAGGATGTAGCGGTTGCCTTGGGATATTCCAATACCAAAGATGCCCTTCACCGTCATGTTGACCCGGAAGATAAAGGGGGGTCGCAAATCGCGACCCCCTCCGGTGAACAGACCATGACCATCATCAACGAATCCGGTTTGTATGCCCTGATCTTCGGAAGCAAGCTGGAAAGCGCCAAACGCTTCAAACATTGGGTGACGCATGAGGTTCTTCCCGCAATCCGTAAAACCGGAAGTTATTCCATCATCCCGAAAGCAAGAGCCTTGACCACGGACGATTACATGAAAGCGGCACAGTTGGCCGCTACTTGTCGGAATGAACGGCTTCCCTATGTGCTTGGATTTCTGGAACAGGCCGGGTTCTCCATCCCGGAAGTGACCACCCCAGCCCCGGCCTTGGATGGGCCGGTTGACTGTACGGAGATTCAGCGGCTAATGGATGAACGGGGCATTTCCGTAACGGAACTTTCTAAGCTGACGAACATTTGCAAAGCGTCTTTGAGTTATTACAAACGGGGCATTTACAAGCCGAACCGTGAACGCTATCGCATTATCATTGACGCATTAACTTAATTGATGATTTGACCACCCCGGCCTTCTGGCCGGTGGTGGTTTTTTCATACCATTTTCGCCGTTTCCCGGTGGTGGGCGGTAAACAGAACCGGAAAAATCGTGGTTCCTAACCCACGGTAAAAAAGGATTTTGGAGGTAACAACAATGACTAAAGAAAAGCTGTTGGAATGGGGCCTGACTGAAGAACAGGCCACAAAGGTTATGGAGGGCTTGAACGGTTCCTTCGTCACCAAGGCCCGGTTCAATGAGGTCAATACCGAACTGACCACCGCCAAGAACACCATCAAAGAGCGTGACACCCAGCTTGAAACGCTGAAGAAGGCTTCTGGTGACACCAAGGCCCTTCAGGATCAGATCACACAGCTTCAGGCCGATAACAAGAAGAAGGACACGGATCACGCCGCTGAACTGAAGAATCTGAAAATCAGCAATGCGGTTGAACTGGCCCTGACCGGCGCAAAGGCCAAGAACAACACCGCTGTTAAGGCGCTGTTGGTTGATTTCATCGGTAAGGCTGAATTGGCGGAGGATGGAACCGTTAAGGGCCTTGATGCTGAAGTCAAGAAGCTGGTAGAGGGTAAGGAAACGGCTTTTCTTTTTGAGAAGTCCACCGGCACCAAGTTCAAGGGGGCCAAATCCGCTGAAAAGGGTGATGGCGCTGAAGGCGGCATGACCCTTGAAAAGCTGAAGGCCATGAACCCCTTGGATCGCTACAACTATTCCGTCAACCATCCTGACGAATACAAAGAACTTTATGGAGGTAATGAGTAATGGCAAATGTTTGCTACGATAACTTTTTCCTGTCTAACGAAATTGAAGATCAGTACCAGAGCCACCTTGATCTTCAGCAGTTTTGCACCGTGGACAACAACCTGACCGGCGTTGCTGGTATGGTTCGCAAGATTCACAAGTACAAGGCCACCGATGGCACCGAGAAGCTGGCTATGGGTGCGGGTAACACCAAGACCATTGATGCCGGTTACACCGAAAAGGAATACCGGATTCAGATGGCACAGAACCGTTTCCAGTATTATGACGAGGAAGCCATGACTGATCCGATGGTCATTACCACCGGCACCCAGCACGCCGGTACGGATATGTTCAACACCGTGAACGCTGACATTTACGCCGCCTTCAACGAGGCAACCATGACCATCGTGACCACCGCCCTTGGCTTTGATGCCTTTGTGGATGGTGCGGCCATGCTGAATCTGGAAAACCTTGAGGGTGTGACCATCTTCGGCTTCGTCAACCCCGCCGACATGGGCAAACTTCGCAAGGCCCTGAAGGACGATCTGAAGTATGTGGAAGCATACGCCAAGCAGGGCTATGTTGGCACCGTGGGCGGTATCAACATCTACACCAAGAAGAACGCCGAAACCGGCAAGGTGGTCATTGCCACCAAGGAAGCTGTTACCCTGTTCAACAAGAAGGGTA